TATTCACGGAGCCAAAGGAGATGAAGCAGAAAATGTTGTCATTTTTCCAGATATGCCAAAACCCGCCTGGAAAAGTGCAAAAAACGACCCGGATACTGAGCACAGAATGTGGTTTGTTGCTATAACTAGAGCAAAACAAAAAGTATATTGGTTAAACCCCGAAACAAAACACTATTACAGAATTGGAAATAGGAGGATAGCATGAGTGCATACGATAAACAAATCGGTGGATCCCACTACAAGAAAATGAAAATTCAGCCGAGTAGATTTGTAATTGAGAACAAGTTGCTTTTTCCTGAGGGGAATGTTATTAAATATATCTGTAGACACCCATATAAAGGAGGAAAGGAAGATTTATTAAAGGCTATGCATTTTATTGAAATGATTATTGAAAGAGATTACGACACAAAAAACGAGAAACAAGAAACATGGATAGAAGGTTATAAAAAGTGGAAAGCTAACCAGTAATGTTTGAAGCTCAAACAGAATGGATAGCTCCAGATAATTTTCCAGATCTGAGTGGATATAAACTCATAGCAATCGATCTAGAAACACGAGATCCTGATCTAAAATCAAAAGGATCAGGCGCTGTTATTGGTAATGGTGAAATTATTGGTGTTGCTGTTGCAGTAGATGGTTGGTGTAAATATTATCCTTTTGGTCATGAAGGCGGAGGTAATCTAGATAAAAAAAGAATTTTACAATGGGTTGCTGATGTTTGTGCAACTCAAGCAACTAAAATATTTCATAATGCCATGTATGATGTTTGTTGGCTTCGTTCCTATGGAATAAAAATCAATGGGCATATCGTAGATACCATGGTGATGGCTTCTTTGGTTGATGAAAACAGGATGCGTTACACATTAAATGCATTAAGTTGGGAATACTTAGGAGAAAGAAAAAGTGAAGCAACGTTATTTGAAATAGCTAAAAACTGGGGCATAGATGCTAAAGCAGAATTATATAAATTACCAGCAATATATGTGGGTGAATACGCAGAAAAAGATGCTTACTTAACGCTAAATTTATTCAAGCGACTATCAACAGAAATTACAAAAGAAAATTTAACAGAAATCTTTAATTTAGAAACTCAACTTTTTCCCTGTTTAGTTGATATGAGATTTAAAGGCGTTCGCGTGGATGTCGAAAAAGCTCACCAATTGAAAGAAAAATTACTTGCACAAGAAACAGCACTGCTGCAAGAGATAAAAAAAGAAACACAAATAGATGCTCAAATATGGGCAGCACGATCCATTGCCAAAGTTTTTGACAAACTGAAATTGCCTTACGAGAGAACTGTAAAAACAAATGCGCCATCATTCACTAAAAATTTTTTGCAAGAACATACTCATCCTATAGTTAATAAAATAGCAAAAGCTAGAGAAATAAACAAGGCACATACTACTTTCTTAGATACAATTTTAAGATATGAACATAAAGGAAGAATCCACGCTGATATTAATCAAATAAGATCAGATCAAGGTGGTACTGTCACTGGAAGATTTTCATATTCAAATCCAAACCTACAACAAATTCCTGCGCGTAATAAAGATCTCGGACCAATGATTCGATCCCTATTCATCCCCGAAGATGGTTGTGTGTGGGGATGTTTTGATTATAATCAACAAGAGCCTAGACTTGTAGTGCATTTTGCAGCAACGACTGCAAACATAAAAGAAGATGCTTCGGTAAAAGAAATTGTAAATAATTATTCCAACAGTAATATCGATTTTCATAAAACCGTTGCAGACATGGCAGGCATTAGTAGAATTCAAGCTAAAACAATTAATCTTGGATTATTTTATGGAATGGGTAAAGCCAAGTTACAAGCAGAATTAGGATTAAGCACGAAACAAGAAGCTGAAGAATTATTTAATCAATATCACGATCGAGTTCCTTTCGTCAGAGACCTGATGCATGAAACATCAAGATGGGCATCAAGAGAAGGAGAAATTAGAACTTTATTAGGGAGAGGATGTAGATTTAATAAGTGGGAGCCAGCGCAATTTGGTATGCATACGCCCATGACCTGGGAAGATGCAATTAAAAAATATGGAGAAAATAGGATACGAAGAGCATTTACTTATAAAGCATTAAATAAATTAATACAGGGATCTGCGGCTGATATGACCAAAAAATCGATGCTGGATTTATATAATGAAGGCATTGTAGCTCATATTCAGATTCACGATGAACTGGATATTTCTGTAGAATCTGATAAGAAAGCTAAACAAATAATTGAAATAATGGAAACTGCAGTTGACCTGGAAGTACCAAACAAGGTAGATTATGAGTCAGGGAAAACTTGGGGTAATATTTACGATTAGGAGGAAATATGGAACAAGCAAAAAAATTATGGGCATTAGTATTAGCTCATAAAAAAATATCTATTGCTGTAGCAGTAGTAATTGTTTTAATAATCATAGCACAATAGGACTTTATGTTGAATGGCTTATCTGAATGCAAACATTCCTGCAACTTACGCGCAGATCAGGAGAGAATATCTCTATGACCTTACAGACCACTTTGGAGAAGTGGAAGACTGCTTACTTTTTGGGTTTGCATCGATTACAGGGCGTCCGATACTCTTTCATGCAATTATGGAAAACGGAGCTGTATTCTACCGTTTGCCGATCTCTGCATTCATACAAAGAGGCTTTGATGTCAAAGAGGTTCCTAGGATGCGACTTGACGAGCTGGAGCTATGGAATTGCTTTAGTTACTATCCTAGCGTTACTTCTTTTGATGTCTTGGACGGTCAGTCCGGTAAATTCATAGGAAAAGATAAGAAATGGTACACGGGCGCATATCTTTTTACGGTTGACTGGGGTCATCCAGAGAGTAATATAGTCGATACTGATCATTCGGAGATCCCGCAAGAACATAAGTGCGCACATATCATAGCCCTGGAGAACGGAAACTATGCGGCTCAGCCAAACAATAGACTAATCTGGAGTATTCCATCTTTCACGGTGAAGGATGAAGTACCTTTTGACTGGAAGGTACAAACTTCCGAATGGAATGTAGAAGATAGTAGTAAATGGAAAACAGAAGATACTGATAAGTACTTCTATGGAATTGAGGAAAAGGAAAAAACTACATCTGAGCTTTTAAAAAAAGGTTTTGAGGAGGAACAAAATGAGTAAATGGTGGAAAAAATTTTGTGATTGGTTGATGAAGGACCTATATAAATAATGAAGTGCAAAAACTGTAACTGTAATTGTCATTGCTCTTTAAAAGAACATTCTGATTTATATGGCGTATGTTCTTGTAATAATTGTGACTGCAAAGAAGAATGCGAAGTATGTCAATAGATAAAACAAAATGCTGTGGTGCACACACCCAAGAAAAAGAAGAATCTGGTGAATGTTGCCAAGTAAAAGACGAAGAACAAATAAAGGAGCAAAATGAATAAATTATTTCTAGTGCTTGCCCTATTATTTGCCTTGAGCGCCTGCTCAGTGGGCAAAAAATGTACCTATACACAAGATGGAACAAAACTCTCATCTTATGTATGGTTTTATAATGGTGACAAGCCAATTGATTTAGACAAAAACAATTGTACTTAGGGGCATATGAAATATTGGTATACATTTTTAATACTGACACTATTGGTGTGTTCAACAAGAGCGATAGCAGGATCCACCCAGTCTAACGTTTCTGGATCAAATACCGCTATCGAAGGTGGATATGAGTCTAGTACAACTTACCAATCAGGAAGTGAATCAACTTCAACTACATCCAATACAACAACTTCTAATATAAGATCGTCACCTCCTACTGCTGGCGCACCTTCTTATAATTCTATGACACAAGATGTCTGTGCCGTAGGAGCATCCGCAGGATTACAAACATTTGGAGTTGGTATATCCGGTGGAAAACATTTCATTGACAAAAATTGTGAAAGATTAAAATTAGCCAGAATACTAAATGACTTTGGTATGAAAGTAGCAGCAGTTGCTATTCTTTGCCAAGATGAAAGAGTATTTGAAAGCATGATACAAGCGGGCACTCCATGTCCTATCGATGGAAAAATTGGTAAAGCTGCCCAAGCTTTATGGAATAAATATGATTTTGAAAGACCTGATTATAAAGCTTACGTTAAACGTATGAAATTAAGAGAAAAAGTTGCACCTAAACCCATTATTAATTCCGATCCTCTTCCGGCAGATATATCTACGAATAAGAAGGTCTCATGGACGAAACCAAAATAAAAATTAAAGCGGTCGCAATACTTTTCTTCTGTTGCTATGCATTAGCAAGTTGTTTTGCTAGTAAAGTTGGAGCAGAAAACGTAATCACCGGAAACATTTTACCTAATGCTGGCAATTCAGTCAGCTCTTATAATAGCGGAACAACTCCAGTGATATCCGATAATACTTCAGATACGACCATGAGTAACAACACCACTTTGGATGGCTTTGCCATTACCTGTGATACAGCTAATGGCCAGAATGGCGGGTGTGGTGCATTTTTCAACTATGATAAAGCAGTTGAAGCTGCACACGATTTAAAAATTACTTCTACAGCAACACTGGTAGGTATAGACGGCACTGGTCAAACTTCTAGTGATACAATTACTTCTACAGCCGATAAGCTGGATAATGGCATCACGTTAGATAGCAC